TGACAAACATCGGTATGACTTTTATTCGAAAATCAATGATTTTCCTTGACAATCTATAAAATTTACTTGACAAACTATAAAATTTACATGACAAACAATGTAATGACTTTTATTCACAAACCATTGATTTTCTTTGACGACCGTAAAATTCCCGTGACAATCCGCAAAATTTCCTTGACAAACATTGGTATGACTTTTATTCATGAACCAATGATTTTCCTTGACAATCCGTAAAATTTACTTGACAAATTATAGAATATATTAACATTAATGTCAAGTATTTTCTAAGAATTGATGGGTAAAATTGAGACAATTTTAATTGAATATAAATAAACATATATTACGGTAAATATATAAATGACAATTATCGATTGTCCAAATTGTCACAAAAATTTCACACATATCAACAGTCTCACTTATCACCTATCCCATAAAGTTTGTTTAAAAACAGCTGATAAGACATGTGATTATTGTGGTTTATCTTTCACCAGCAAACGAAGATGTCTGTACCACATGTCTCATAAAGTGTGCGTGAAAAAGCCAAAAATTAAACTGACGCTCAAAAATAAGGACAACTATGATGCTATGAGCAAGGATCAACTAATCAGTGAATTGACCTATGTTAAAGGCAAATATGATTCATTGAGAGAAAACCCAACAACCAACAACACCAACATGATTATTTTCCCAACTGCCTTCGGAACTGAAAATATCAACATGATTAGTCAAAAACTAGGGGACATTCTAGGTCCACTACTGAAAGGTCAAACGTTCACTTGCATTCCAAAATTATTCGCCCAAATCCACAACAATCAGCAGTTGCCTGAATACCATAATGTTTATTCAATCAGTGAGCGCTCCAGTTACGCAATGGTTTCGGATGGTCAGTCGTTCAAATACCGTCCCAAAAAGACCATCATTGACCAAATTATCGAAGATAAGCGGTCATTGTTGAACGATTATATCGATGCTAATGGGGGGCAACTAGGAGAAAGAGTCCTCAAAAAATATGAAAATTATCAAGATCAGATTGACAGTAATTCTGAGTTTCGTAAATCATTGGAATTAGAAATCGGTGGTATGTTACTCGATATGAAATCTGTGATCGCTAATGATGATAAGACTCGTAAATTACTAGACAAGGTCTATGAGGGTAATTTTGACCTAGATTAAACTAACCACAAAATCCGCGATGACCTCATAAAAATTGATTATACATATTTTTCCAGAAGCATACATCTCTAAGATGACCACCCTTGCGGAGATAGTCATTACTTTAAGTAATAACTTTACTAAAATCATCGCACGCGATCAACTTGAGAAATACAAGGAGTTGAATTGGGGAAACAATGGTGTTGGTGATCGCTGGGCTAATAAGAAGTACAACTATTCGGTGGTTTACGCGAATCACAAGACCAAGTTGTATAGCGAAAATGACGAAGACGCAATATTACCCGAAGTTTTAGACGCTTTCATCTGTACAAACCAATCAAAACGTGGTAACGCTATCGTTGGTATTTTTGTCTATTCACCGAGGATCAATGTGGTTCTGAGATGTATTAAGAAGACCATCACTTGTCAACCATGTGTCATTTGCGGAACGACCACGGAGATTATCTGTGATCACAAGAACGATCTATATGATGACCAAAGGGTTCTCAACACATCAACACAATCACTTAATGATTTTCAGCCGTTGTGTAACCATTGTAATCTACGAAAAAGACAGATTGTCAAGCACGAGAAAGATACACAAAAAAGATTCACCGTAAAAATGTTGCCACAGTACAAGTACGAAATCTATCCTTTTTTATTCCCTTGGGAACAATACGCTTACGGAATTGGTCGTGCGTGTTCTTACTGGTATGATCCTGTAGAATTCCAAAAAAAAATATTCATGTATACTGCAAGTATAATGCCAATCGTGAAAGAAATTAAGAAAAATGTTACGCTCATTAATTAAACACCCACAACCACATGACCTTCGTGTCGTCTACATTGTACCAAGGATTTCTGCAACTTTCTCACAGTAATCAGGTGATATTTCACATCCTTTGAATTTACGGTTGGTTTGATGACACGCAAATGCAGTTGTTCCTCCCCCCAGAAAAGTATCAAGGACAGTATCACTCTCATTAGAATGTTTTTTAATCAACTCTTTAAACAGTTCGAGACTCTTCTGAGTTGGGTGAAATCGATTTTTGCCACCTTGTAACGGATACTGATAAATACCATTATCATATGAACTATTAAAGGTCGGTGATCCGCCTTTGACACCAAGTAGAGCAATTTCACGACAATTGGTCAAATAATTGACCTTACTGTTGAGTGGTTGGGGATTTGTTTTAATCCATTCGATTAATCTGATCTGTTTGAATTTATGACGTTCCATAATTTCCTTCAAAATTGTGATTTTCCACAAATCGAAGAAAATAATGAGCGTTCCACCTTTTCTTAATTTACGGTAGAACTGTGCGATGAATTGATCTAACATAGCTATAGTAAAGTCTTGATCCCATTGGCCATAATCAGTTCTAACACAATATTTTTTACCATAAATAGTCCCATATTTGAGATATTTTTCCTTATTGGTATCGTCCGCGAGATTGTTCACGATTTTATGTTGATCCCATTCTTCTTCAGTTTTGACAAATTCGACACCATCTAACTCATTCTGTGCAACATCTTGGTAGTGTTTATCCATACCAGTATTATGGGAAATAATATAGGGGGGATCGGTTAGAATTAGATCGATCGATTCATTATCTAGTGTCGCGAGATAGGTTAGTCCGTCGGTATTTTTAATATCAATGTTAGCACCTTGCTGACGCTCGGAAGAACTTGGAACGGTCTTCCCATGTTTCTCCTTCAGTAAAATCTGAATTTTTTTTAATGGTTCCATTTGATAAGATAATGTCAAATTAAAATATTATCTTATCAATTTTCAAAAATAATCGCATCTAAACATTTCATGCTTATACACCATCTTCCAATATCAACAAAAAACATTATATGGATATTTTGATGTCCCTATGTTTGTGAGATCCATAATAACACAATGTATCCCTATCTTGTGTGCGTTAAGCAACTGTGCTTAAAAGACAACCCTACACACGTCTTTTGGTTAACGGTGAAACGGTGTTAACCTCCAAAAAAAATTGATTCCACATTTTTCTGGGTTCATATAGGTCGTAACATAGTTCGTAAGGTTCAATGACTAATGTTGTTCATTACAAGTGTGATTTTAGTCAAATGACCCATGTTATTATCGAGACTGGATATGCGCCACATCTTGCTAATCTGATGGGGATCGAAGAAGTACTACGTGGTGAATTCGATGCACCCATCACCTGTTTGTTTGCCAATGATCCCTACTGGCATTTGGGAATCACCATTCCGAGTCCCTTCGGATTTGAGTCGCACACAACCATCAAACCTCGATCACCTAGTCAGGTGATCGAGTGTGTGAACCGTATGATGGCAACGCAGGTGGATCATCCTTTTTATCAGCAGGTGAAGACTACTGTGGCCAACAAAATTACAGACTTAAATCAAAGCCATCCAGACTTGTATGATGACCTGTACACTCGAGTCGATGATTGGTCATTGAAACCAATCTCACCAGATAGTGTGCTCGACCATGTCATATGCGAACAAATGGTCAACACTGGTGGCGAAGACGTACTTTACTGTGCAAACTTCGCAGAAGAAGGAGATGAACCACTTATGTCATACAATGAACGCTTGAAAGAAACGATCCGTGTTGTCAACTTGATGGGTGGTCTTGGCAGTGTTAGTGGGACATTGTGTTTCAAACTATCGCCCAACCATCACCAAAGTCCATCAGAAATCTTGGAAATCATCAAAAAGAATGATCTTTCTTATTGTGCATCTTTCGGTCTGGAAGGGTTCGCTTGTGTGTCAGATGACCAAATGAAAATTCTCGTTCTAAAATACGATGCAGAATACGGTTAAACACGGTTAAACACTGTTAAACACGGTTAAAAACGGTTAAAAACGGTTAAACGGTGTAAATGTTAAAATATAAACAGGAAGAGAGTCTCTTCCCTTTGTGTAGGTTGGGTGAAAATTTGATCATCCTAATCGATGTATGTTATTGATTAGATCAAATGTCGATCATCATGCCCATTGCTATTCGACGATATGGTAATATTGTCGAATATTTGGACACCATTACAATTGAAAAAGAACACACTAAGATCGTCCCCAAAGTCATCCATGATGATTGTAAGGCGACCTATGACCGTTATGAGATCACCTATGACCGTTATGAGATCACCTATGACCATTATGAGGCGACCATCACCATCACCATCACCATCGACGAACCTCCTAAAAAGACACGCTGTAGGTGGTTCTTCTTTTAACACACAATTACAACGACAATAATTTGGGCGATCTAATCACTTTGATGAAATTTTTGAACAATTTTTGCTCTTCTTTGTCTGCTAAGGGTGGTGATTGATCAGGTAAGTCATAGGTCAAATATAAATTCATCCATTTGATATTATTATAATAAGCCAACCGTTCAAAATACTTGTGGAAACCCTGACTCAAATACATCGCATCACCAAAGATACGATATTCATAACCGTGTGGCATGATGTCGATCTTAATTCGATGTTTGATTAAACAGAAGGGAATCATAAAGTGTTCCAAGTTATGTCCGCTAACTACCAACACATCACAACCATGACATGAAAAAGTTATCTTCTCAATCTGAACTGACCCATAAATTGTGATATTTGTCATGATATCACAAAAATGTTCTAAAATATATTGATCAACTTTAATGATACCTTCATATTCAGTCATCCCTAGATATCGATTGATTTTCAAATTATTGACAACTTTCTCTAAATCATAACTGTTCTTACGTTGAACATTACTTAACAATGGTGAAATCGATGGCATGATTCGTGGTGGACTGATATGACCATCAGGCGACCCACATAAATTGATCGGAATGGGTCGTTGGATTTGCATAGATATAAATAATCTATTGAAAATAATTATCAAAGATGCTAATTGTACAGAAGTACACAGAAATTATATTTGATTTAATTTATCGGAAATTACTTTTGATTTAATTAGCGATAAATTATATTTGATTTAATTTATCGGAAATTACTTTTGATTTAATTAGCGATAAATTATATTTGATCAAATTAATTTTGATTTAATTAGCGATAAATTATATTTGATTTAATTAATTGGAAATTATATTCGGTTCAATTTTACCATGTCGGACAGTATTGAAGGGATTTGGAACTTTTAAGTATCTCTAATACCCCATAGATATCTTGTGGAAAGGTTCGATGAATACTTTGGATCAACGGCCTTAATGAGTGTGATTCTTCGTCAAGGTTGATCTGAACTACACTTGAAGTAACCGATTAATATCGGCAATTTGGCCTGATTTGGCTAAGTATTTGATGAAAAGGGCCCATAAATCCAATATGCTTGTGTTGGTGTTGTTCGATAATAGGGTGACGATTTTGCGTCACCTTTTTTGCAGACGTCCAGAACAGAAATCATATGCTAGTTTCAAGGCATGTGATTGGCAAAACTGATGAGAATCGTCTCGTTGCATCTTATAGGAGTACGGGTTATGTCTGGCTCCTAATTTATCCTTGAAAATCCAATGTACCTCTTCATCTGACATTCCCAACGGAACCATCACATTAACCCCTTTGTATTGTGGACCATTACCTTTGCTACCTAATGTGGCAATATGTAATTGACAATCTCCTAGTAATTGCGACGAAGATCTCCATATTGTCACCGATGAGGCTCCCCCAGCAATGTCGATGGTTAGACGTGTCCGATCATCAAGACGAGATGTATCCATGTATATATGTATTTTATTTTGGAATCAATCAAAGTAAATCAAATTTATGTTAAAATTTAACACATCGCCAACTGAATACATACGCGTTCTGGAGTTTCATATTGCTCCAGATACTTAATGATTTCTGGAATTTCAAGCCCTACCAATTTCTGGCACACCACAGAGTACTTTGGCACTAGGTGACATAATGCATCCAAATACACAATCATCGCCGTTTCGGTCACATTAGACTCAATCCACGATTCGATCGCGCCGATCAATAGATGACACCCTTCACATTTAACCGTCTGATCACCAAATCCCAGACACATCCCAATCTGAATGCAAACTTCGGTAGGGGTCTCAAATTGTTCCAGATACTTGATAATGGTCGGAACCCCCACATAGACTAGTTTACTGCAAGTCTTACTATAAATCGGTAGTAGATTACAGAGTCGAATCAGATGATCTTCAATCTGAGTTTCGGTTTGATTGGAGGCTAACCATGATTCAATCGACCCAATCAAAACCTTACACCCTTCACACTCAATCGAACTTGCCTTAGATGTGGGAGTGGCAACTGAAGCACTCACAGTCAGTAGTAGTAGTAGTATCGTGTATTTCATTTTGTATTATAATATGTAATTATAATACAAAATAATTAATCAATTTTTTTGGGGGACTACAGTGGGGGACTACAGTCCCCTCCAATAGCCCCCACCGACCAATTATTAATTGTGATGATGTTTATGGTGATGTTTGTGATGATGTCTGTGTTTGTGTTTATGTTCAGATCCACTATCGCTATCACTGTCGCTATCTCGATCACTATCATGTGAACACACTTCAATGGTTGACATGCTGTATCATTGAGTCGCTTCATAATTACACAGAACGCCAGATCTTGATTGACCTTGCGGATCACACGGATCGGACAGTTAAAGTTGTTTTTCCAACATAATAATCATACGAGAACACATTGAAAGGATTGGTCAAGTTAGATGGAACCGTATAATTGATGGGTTTGGAAGCCCAATCAATCACCAGTTGTACATTGACCTTGACACCGCCGTTGACCGTACTGACATTGTTGTTGAGATAACTGGGTGGGATCGGATTTGTCGAGTCCAAATCATATGTTTGATCAGTAAAAATGTTCCCAGCCCATAACTGATTACCCCAAACCAGTGAAGTTTGTTGGTCGCCTGGCGAAATCAAAATCGGTTCAGTTACGATAAAACCACCTCCCGAAATGATAATCTTTGCTACATTGTCTTTGATCAGACTCAGATGTTCATTAGTCAATACTGGTAGTTTGACCCAAATCGGTCAAACTACCAGTATTGAGAATCACCGCCTTCTTATGTTGACTGGCTAGTTCAATCAACACAGTAGCCATCTGTTTTGCTCCAGTAATGTACGGTTCACAAGGTGTTTGATATTGACGATTCGGATCACGATTAGTTTGAAGGCATACCACAGTTCCATTGTCTTTCCGCAAGGGTGGGACAAACAGATTAAAGATTGGTTGTGCGATTTGTCCAACACGAGCACTAGGATCTCATGCCATCGAATAAGTTGGGTAAGCACCTGCATCAACTTCTTGTAGACCCACAAACCAATGGTGTTTTACAATCCCTTAACCATGCCAGAAGATCCGATACTAACAAATCCATAATTGATAACCACCAAACAAAGGTCAATCGAAGGATCTTTAGCCAGTAAAATCAAGGTGATAACATCATCGTAGTTGGCTAAATTAAGGATGTTGGATTACATGTGTATTTTTTATGACATCTACAATCTGATTCGTGATCGTGTAGTTTTCATATATTATATACGGCGCAAAATATTATTTGTATATAATATAATATAATTGATGTCCACCGAACTACAGTGTCAATGTCTTACAAAAAAAGGTAAAGGTCCACAATGTACAAAAAAGGCAAAAATTGGGGTCTTTTGCACACAACATAAAATTTGTGAAAACCCTATTCTTGCACAGACTTCCGTCCCATCAAGGGCACCTTCTAAGGTCGTTGAATTCCTACCTAAGATTGTGGCAAAACCTAAGATCGTACCAAAACATAACATCGTGAAAGTCCCACCTAAGATTGTGGCAAAACCTACAGTTGTAGCAAAACCTAAGATCGTACCAAAACATAAAATCGTGAAAGTCCCACCTAAGATCGTAGCAAAACCTACAGTCGTGAAAGTCCCACCTAAAATCGTGAAAACCCCACCCAAGTTTGCCGTAAAACCTACCGTTCCGACAGTTGTTTTACCACAAGCCACGATCATCGATGAACCACAGCCACAACCACAACCACGCGAATTAGCCAGTGCTAAGGCTCGTCAACAAGAGGCACAATGTGCGATTTGTGGCGATTACGTAAGAATTCGAGAGTCACTACAATTATTGGATAATTACCCACCTCATCTAAAGGATAAAGATCGTGTTATTCAAGTCTGTGGTCAATGTTATCAAGAGTGTATGAAGACATGTGTAGGTGTAATGGGAACAAAAAACGAAGTCAATTGTCGTACAAACGTCTGTCAACATGAGTACAAAGCCACAAACTACGCCGAATTTGATAAAAAAAGAATTCGTGAGCAAAATATGAAAAAAATGGCTGGAGTAATCGCCACTAGAGCCCAATTGGGTATGGAATCTATATTTTGGCCAGTAGTTCCCAAACATCCAGTAGGACAATAAAATTAAATTAAATTAAATTAAATTAAATTAATATTTCTCAAAAAAATGATTGATAGTTTTCGTATATATATTACAACACCAAACAACATGCAACAATCTAACACCCCAAACTCATGCCCAACAACCATGAGTCCGTTCAATTTGATCCGTAACATGGATCCCATCATGATTAATTCTCCTTTTGCATCCAAGTACCTGAGTGGTGAACAAATCACTGTGTCTGGAATGACTTTTTACAGTCGTTTGTCTAAGGAATTGAACAATCTATTTGATAGTCCATTCAAATGGGACAATATTTTCCTCGCTGGTGGGTTCATCAGTGGTCTCTTGGAAACCAAATATGATCCTGAACTGTACAAGGAATCTGACATTGACATGTATGTCTGTGGCGAGACTCTTAATCAATTGGCGAACAAAATGAAATATGTGATTGCACACCTTTCACATTACGCCGAAGAGATCTATTTTATCAGTAGTGGATACCACAAAGTGATGATTATCGATTGTCTGATTAAAGGGTGGAAAAGGCGACTCCAATTGATCGGTATTCATGGGTCCTCTAATTGGCCTAATTTTAATCCATCGGTAAAGAAACACACCCCATCTATTTGCCCGACTGCCAAAGAAGTGATTGCTGGTTTTGATTTGACCCATTGTCAGGTGGCCTATAATGGGGAAGAAGTGATCTGTACACCTGATTTTATTCACAGTCTAACCACTCGCCAGACTAGTATCAATGCTGGTGTTAGGGCGATTAATGGTTATCGTTTGGTCAAAGCGTATCTACGAGGTTTCTCAGTATCCCAACCTAAACATGCTGTGTACATTAAAAATTACTATCACCGTTATGGTGATAGTGATATCGGTAAGTCAGTTCCTTCGATGACCGATCGGATTTGGCATACCATGTTCATGTACAAAGAATTTGCTGAACTTCTAGACAATCCGATCGTCCAACAAAATTTGCACAAGAATTTCCTGATTGATTTTTCACTACCTTTTCACCAAAGAATGGAAACGATTGTCAAATTGTCTGACGCTACGCCCGATCTATATGTGTTTAACAAACAAGGGCTTAATGTGGTATATGTATCTAAATCCAACAAAGAGATCGCAGAATCTGATCATAAATGTATCGATGATTATACAATGGAGCAAATGATCGAAAGGATGACAATTACCAATGTCCTGACTCGTTGAAGACCTAACCTAAGTCGTTGATGGCTTCATGATTTTATACTTTGTCCCAAAAATTTGGTTAGGTGGTCGGTGGGGGACCCCATAAATTTGATTTGATCAATTCGTGTAATGTGATCAAATTACACCATCAATGAGCCTATCAAAACAAGAGGTCGCTGACATTTTTGACCGTGCCACTCGGGTCTTCACACAAATAATGACCGATCGATACACTAGTGATCACCCAGGTGCACAAATATCCCAAAATTCAAATTAGAAGAGACCGAAGGTCTCAGTGAACGGATCGAAGCATCTAAAAGTAAATTTCTTGCCTCAAAGAACGTGTGTCCCCCCATCTGTTCCACCACCAACCTTGGGTGATTTTACGGAACAGGACAAATAAGATTAAGTATACCAAACGAAACACAAATAAGATCAAATTTAGGTCCTTTGTAGTTAATACTCTTTCTGATTTTACCATCAGATTGATTGTAAAAAACCCAATAGTGGTCACCATGACCATCGTGGTCATTACTGTATCCTTCTACTGTTTTGATCGCCTCAGCCTCGGTCGAACACAATTTAGTCATGTTCGAGACATTCAAATGCTTTGGTTATTCCAAAATGCCATACTTCACCCAGATAATAACATAGTGTTAGAATCCGTCTCAGATAGTGTTTGACTTGAACCATTTCACGCAAACCAATGGCGTGATCCAATTTACCGATCTCTAACCCAATTTGTTGACACACTAAGTGGTCAGACGGAATATCACCACACACTCCCATTGCTTGATGGGGTAGACCAAAAGAAATACACGCTCCATAAGTGACATACAAGACCGTCCAGAACACCCACTCGATTATGATCGGCTAATGCGACGAGCAATTCATTGATTAACTTGATTCGTAAGGTGCGAATCATATAGTAGGTTAGAATCGATATGGTTTGCGTTAGCGATCGTCAATCCGAAGGCTTGATGAAACTGTTGGTAATCTTCACTCCTTGACATTCTTTGATCTAACATGTTAATCATCAAATTGATTTGATCAAATTTTACACCCATAACCACAACCTCGTGACTAAATTTTGATCACATATCAATGAAACTTTTAATCCCTTTCTTCCTCGATTAGCACAAGTCCTTCCATCGATTTAACTGCGAATATGTTATTGATAAACATCTGTGTCTATAGGTATAGATGTTTGCCACTACAACGATCACTGTCATCGTCATTGCCATTGTCATTGCCATTGTCATTACCATTGTCATTGCCATTGTCATTGTCATTGTCTGGTCTCTCCGACAAAGACCTATGACGGGTGGATATCTATCACCCAGAGCGGGTCCAGTTGATATGTTACAACAACCCAAACAATTATTATTCGACGGATATCGTTTTCAAGATGCACTAATTCCACCCTCGCCTGATCATAAAGTGATGACACAACGTGTCGGTATCTTTAAGGATAAAGCATATGTGATTGAAGGGTTGGAAACCACTCAGTCGTCCTAAGGGTTGATGCTGGTCCCAATCGAGCCTTTTCATAGGGTGATGTGATCGCTCGATACAATGGTGGGATCACTGTATGATTGTAATTTATCTTCGAATTGTTTACATGAGATGAACAGAGGAAGATTAGCCAAGACATCGCATTGTATTTCGCGAAGATGATGGATATTGGTCATGGTTAGGCGACCATAAAACGCGTCTGAGTAATAGTGATCGTTGTACATTTTGCTATATAATATGATCAATATCAATAGTATCCTATTATAACTCCGTTGATTAAGAAATTTTTCAGGTGGAACTGCGAACAATCGATCCACATAAATCAAAACCGCTATAAAATCATGATATGTAAATTTAGCATATTTACGGATCATTTCTAATAATTTTCGTTGAGTTCTGGCGAAGATGACACGATCAATACTTATTCTGGGTTCAATCAACTGTTTTAATCTCTCTATAATATGATCAAACAACGGGTCCATTGATTCGATCATATTATCGAGGATAGTTAAATTGTGATCAATTTTATAGGAGATCATTTTTAGCAAAACCACATATATATAACATATAAAATGTTATATATAATAAAATGTCGATCACTGCGGAAATTCCCAGCATTATTGATGCTAAAATACCGAGTACCGCTGATGCTAAAATGCCAAGCACCGTTGATGCTAAAATGCCAAGCACCACTGATGCTAAAATGCCGAGTACCATTGATGTTGAGATGCCGAGTACTGTAAAAATGACGAGTGTCACCGCAGAAATGTCCAAAATCATCGATACTATGATCAATCTTGATACTGATGATTATCTATCGAGGTATAATGATGTTAAAAATGCTACTAAAAATATGCCAGAGATCGACCGAAAATTATGGATTCTAGGGCATTTTGTCAAAATCGGTTATGGTGAAAACCGACAACACCGTATCAAAAATACCACTCAAATGCCTACATTAACCGCTCAAGAACAAGCACCCAATCAAATTAAACCGAAACTTAATTTGCCAACTGCTCAAGAACAAGCACCCAATCAAATTAAACCGAAACTTAATTTGCCAACCGCCCAAGATCCATGTGAAAGGCATCGACATGTTTCTCACAAATCGTGCGACGAACCTAAGCCAAGACATCGTGAACAACCTAAACCAAGACATCGTGAACAACATCGAGACGATGTAAAAAGACATCATAAAGATGAAAAAAAACGTAATGAAAAGAAGGAGGTTATTGAAGAACCTGACCAACCCAAGACTAGTCCCAGCCCTAGGACTGAGGTGGTTCGTCACCGCCACCTTGATGACACGGAGTCGAAGCATATCCACCAATTAATTAAAGATTTCCATGACAAGCATGGTGGTAATGAAGACGTACCAGTCAAGGAAAAGAATTGTTTTTGGGAGATTCGACGAGGTGGTCTATAAGATCAAATCAGGGATTTGATTGTATTTTTGCGGATTGTGGTAATGTGACACAAGATTACGAATGGATTTGAGAATCTGTGGATCTGATTCAATTGCCATATGGGTATCTTGATCATTCCAAGAGTGTATAAATAATAAATTATCAACCCCATTTGGATTGGGTCGTTCAATAATGTTTTCTATTTGGCCTTTCAATGCACAATAAACCGATTTGGGTGTCATTTGATGACAAATCATTTTATTTTGATGACATGTGCGGACGAGGCGTTCACCGATGTTCGCCGATGACTGTGTGGTATCGAATCCAGTAAAGATTTCTCGGAAATAGTTGACATATGGGATAGTTTGGTTAATCATAGCATGACATAGTTTACAATAATCCAATCGTTGGTGGGTTTTGTGATCGGACACATATATGGGATATTTACACTTGATGTAATACGGATTGGATTCAGTCGCATTAAGGTGCGCAACTTGATCATCTTTGTCAGTCGTCAACAGATCAATCAAGAAGAGATTTGGTATTTGGTGAACCGTCGTTGACCCAACCAACAAAACTGGTTGTGAATTGATGGTCAAATAATTTTTGCTATTGGTCAAGGGCAATAAATTCGTCAATTGCATTTGGTCGAGATGATCCACGCTCAGACAAAATGTGAAATCAACCGCATTCAATAAGGGTTCGAGTAACTGTTTATCGCATGGATATTGTAAACAAAAACCCTGAATAGAATTCATTTTGGCCACTTTGATTTGTTGGAACAAATGGTCCTTCGGATCCTTCGGATCCTTCGGATCCAGATGACTTGTAACGTAATGGGCAATCAATTTAATTTGATATTTATCAATCAAGCTTTTACCCACTTCAAACGTCGACAAGTTAGAGTCACGACCATATTTGAGGTAATGTTGCAGACATTCATAATATGTTTTATTAGAAATCCAAGGGGCATATTGACTATAATAATAAGGCCAATCAAAGTAAGTCAACCGATATTTACCCAATTGTTCATGGGATTTGTAAGTGATATAATCGTCGAAATTAGTCAAACTCTCTAATTGTAGTGTCAATTGACCAGAGGGTTCTAGTTGAATGACATAGTTATTGGGAGTAATTTGACCACATGACTCTCGTAATACACAAACGTCAACAAGACGTTCGCCAGAACCGTGCGTAATCGACAAGTAGATATTTTTCATTTTCCCTAGATACGGATCACCCCATTCTCGATTGGGATTAAAAGATTCCAAATGAACTTCTTTGATCAAATGTGTGACATCTTTCGACTGTTTAAGAGAAAGACCATAATAAACGTGATCAACGATCATCTTGGATTGACTTTTAACTGTCTGGTCGAGCCCAAGAGCAACAACTTGTTGATCGTAGTGACCCACGATGTATCCAAACAACCTTTCCCAAGAGTGCATATAAGTGGGTTTATCATTAGTCGTATACCCTTGTTCACACCGTTCATATTCTCGTTTAAGATTGATCTGACTTTGTTCAATAAATTGTTTGAAAGTATGCCACCGAGCCCAGAAAATAGTCCCTGCGACGAAGCGCGTATGATTGTTGGTTTTGATCTTCAATTGTTTACAGATCCGAGTGTCGATTGGATCGTTCAATTTATCCGGACGATGCACCCATCGTTGATGACCACAAATCATGCCAATTTGTGGGTTTTTCTTAAAATGCTCACATACACTCACCACATCACGAGTACGTCCAGCGACCGATTCCAACAATTCAGACCTCCAATCCTCTCTTTTTTTGGTATGGATCTTGAACACGTAATCATACTTCTTCTGACTGCAAATCATCTGGTCTAATTGTATCAAAAAAGCCCCAGTATCACACCCACGTGTCGTTTTGATAAAGGTAGCACTAGGATACTGTTGACGAATCACATGTAAAGGATCAGTATCCTTCTGGTAAGACACGTACAGATCCACATGATACCCCGTTTTATAAACATTTTTGATGTATTTGGAAAATTGTGGCCACATATGCCCATAACCAAAGTGAAAACAGATAGCGATGCTAGTCCCTGGTGTGCTAATAAAACACATATCGTTGATTGATAGGTAATGGTTGGTCAAAGTCTCGATTTGATTAGCACATAAATTACGTTCGGTTTTCGAGAAGATGGTCTCATACGGATGGATGGTACGACCCAGACCATTCTCAGTCCACAAAATGTCACCCATAATTTTATTATGGTAATTGTTAGTATGATAATTGATGTGTTGATATTCTGGGATCAAACATGAAATATTCCACCCATTGGCCAACACCAGACTACTTAACTGGATCTCTTGGTTGATAATGACTTCCATTTTAGTGGTATAGCAATGGCGAAATAAATCAGTCGTCATTAAATACTCTAGACACTCGGGTGTCACCGCAAACAGATACGCTTGAACATGTGGTGCCGTACTTTTTAACCGATAAACGTCATGGGGGGGTTGGATATTGATGGTCGACCCAACTAGTTTGGTATTAGTTGAAGTGTTGAGCAAATCCAGAAATGGTTGATACCATTTAAAAACGGATCCCACATAGGGTGGAATGAAAGGACCTCTCACGCTGGTGTTGACAAACAAATAGTATTGATATTTCTTTTTGAGAGACAAGATACCAATATAGTACCCTTGGAAATCAAAACCAGTATTGTCTCTTTGGATAATTTTAAGATTAGGTTGCTTCGGAAAATTAATCGTATGTGACCCATTGATCACAATGGTATAGTCAATTGATGGGTCCTTGAGATATCCATATTTTAAAAAATAAATTAGATTAGTGCGATATTCATCATCTTTCTCATAATAAGAGTAGATGATGCTAATTAAAGGTTGAGACATCTCTTATATTCAATCAATTAAATTTTATTTATGTATATATCAATTATTATAGGCTCGTTTTATACAAAATAATTAGATAATATAACACACGATGGACACCGACGATAAACAAAAATTAATTGCCAAGTCGCTTCACTGAATGAACGGATCGGTAAACTCAAAGGGAGAGAGGATGATGAACATTCATTGACACCCAATCAGACTAGATAAGTACAGGGATCAAATTGTGATCGATGCGATTACTATTTAAATTAAAACACGATGTGGTATGGTATGGTATGGTATGATTTGTTAAGTTAAGAAAATGTCTTCGGGTATTTTCTTATCTCAATGTATATATGTTAAATTATCTATTGGTTCTCTTGGCTTTGATTCTGATCTATTTGATCTACACTCGACCATATCACACCAATATGGTGGGGGGATCCAGAGAAGCAATTTTCAGTCGCTTTAATTATCAACCAAATTTTCCAATGATTAGTCAATTTGATCAAGTCAATCTCGACCGTGCCTCCAAACAATATAACGTGGCCGATCCAGTCAAGTTTATTATGGGACGACCCTACCGATACCATCATACACCAGATAGCACTTGGTTGTACCCATGGCATTTCCCGCAACCGATCAACAAACCAGCCATCCAGAAGGCAATGGATCGGTGTCAAGAACCAATCGTGATGATCAAACAAGAAGAAGATAAACTGGGTGGATTAGGTGTGGCCACACCCAAAGATATTGTCAGAGTTTCCCCTTGTTTCTGGGACAAGTACAGTTCTTTGGATTAAACATGAAATATTTATAAATATTTTCAATAAAATTGATCGATTTAATTCATTTTTAAATAATACATATTTTAAAATGAATACACTATTAAGGAGGGGGGAATTCTCAAAAGACACCAAACTTTCATTGATCAGAAAGTTTGCACTCTGTCAATTGTGTGGATCCCGTACAAAGTGCGGACAATTTGCTCATATTGTCACCTTGAATGATAAGGGTCCTAGAAATAAACATGCTCTGATTCATGATGGTACGATCTCCAGTTCATATAGAATCTCTGATAAATGGAACTGTTTGTATTTATGTCCAAATTGCCACACAACGATCGATAATCATCCAGAGATCTATACGTACAAATATCTAAACGATGTCAAAACCAAACACAATAATCATGAGATACCTCAACCTGAAACCGAACCTCGAACCTGAGTTTGAACCGACTTATCCAAGTGATAATTTAGTTCAAATGAGTGTAAAAAAATAATCAATTGATCTGCCCCATGTGTCAACGCAGTTTAAATCTAAACAAAATATGGCTCATCATATTGATGGTAAAGTATGTATTAAACCCACCAAAACATGCCATATATGTGGGAAAAAAATTAATGATAAAAGAAATCTCGCATATCATTTGACCAACAAAGTTTGTCAACAAAAATCCAAAATTAAATTGGAATTAAAATCTGACATTCGCAGTGAAAATTTGCGGTTGAAGGAACAATTTCTAAAAGAGCACCCACAAATTGTAAAAACAGCAAAATTGTCAACATGACCCGCGTCATGGTTGAATTTGACCAAATATTATAATTGATCAATATTTCGTAATGAATCACCAATCTTTTGACTCTATGCCAAATGGTTTAAATCATCCAGCAATTTTTTGACCACTCGTCTGATCCAATGACATCAGAAACATTCAATTCTTTATCGTCATCTAGAAAATCCACATAATTTTGATACCTATTAAGAATTTTTTCACCATACTTATTACCATTATCATCCACGTACTGTTGCAAAATATGACGCTTATTTTCGATGATCTTCTTCTTTGATTCATATATATATATATATATTTGGTGCCATTCGAAACTTGAGCAAAAGGATCCCTTTTATTTGTGATTCTAACACTGTTGTAAAGTGGTAAATTTGGATTACAATTAGTTTCCTTGATCAAGAGGAGATCTCATTTAATTGGGGAATTACAATTTTTACGGTAAAAATAGGGTCACCACTCTTGTCATCAATCACGAGGGGGATCTGAGTTAATTGGGAGATCATAATTTTTA